GCTAACTTACCAGCAGTAACTTCAAATTGGCTTGGCATAATTAATTACCTTAGTCTTGAGTTGAAACGTTAGTTGCTCTAACGATACCAATGTTCTTTGTCTCGTAAACTTTCGACCAATTAGCTACGGTTGCAAGTTGTGTTCTATTTGGGTTTGTTGTTGTAACAGCCCACTTTGAACCAACAGGGTGGTATGTATAGTGAAGATCAATAGCCATAGCATCAGACTTAGCCAGAATATCTCTGTCTGTTTC